CACTAAGATTCAAGATATCGCTCCACTGAATCAGATTAAAGTTCTGGCATACAAGGATAAGCAAGACTGGATTCTTGAAACTAAGTACAATATTGGAGCAAAGAAGAAAAAGGTTGAAGTAACTGAATAAAAACAGAGGGGCTTGACGCCCCCTTTTTTATACCTTATAATGTCCGAGTAATTGAATTCACTACATCATGGGTGCCAAAGGACCGACTACAAAGGTTTCTAACGCAAAATTGAAACATCTGATCAAACTCGCAGAAACTTATTGCATCAAAGCAGAGGATGGTGAATGGGAAGTTGAACCAGGAACCTACCAAGCAATCTTGAGGGCAGTAGATCATGTCAAGACAGAGATGGCAAAACAAGATCGTCAAAGGCGTCGGACCATGAACATCTCATTTGTTCAAGACCCAGAACGACGAGAGATGGTTGGTCAACAAAATACTCGACAAAAGAGTGTAATCGAACAAGCGTATGATGATGAGTAAAACCGAATAAAAAATTACGGGGTTTACCACCCCGTTTTTTATTGTTTGTGTTATAAATATGTGTGATTGCCTTCGGGGATCACACAACACAAACTCGCTTTCAAAGGAGCTAAGAACCATGGGGAACTTAATGAAGTTTCATAGTGCCGATCTGCCTGCACTTATGGACCGTATAAATAAGTACAGTATTGGTATGGATGATTACTTCGACCGTCTCTCGACGCTGCACGAGACGACAAGTAACTATCCACCGTACAACCTAGTTCAACTAAGCAACGTAGAATACCGCTTAGAACTAGCACTTGCAGGATTTAAAAAAGAAGAAATCAATGTCTACACACAAGACGGAAAACTTTTTGTCGAAGGAAAGCGCGAAGACTCTGAAGACCAAGGAAACTATGTCCATAGAGGAATGGCTCAGAGATCTTTCACCAGAACTTGGACACTCTCAGATGAAACGGAAGTTAGATCAGTTGTATTTGAGGATGGGTTACTAACTATTGAGTTAGGAAAGGTAGTGCCTGAACACCACCAACGAAAAGACTTTCTCTAAATAAAACTGAATATCGTCGCCGCAGAGGGGCAACTGGCACAATCCAGTTGCAACCTCTATTTTTTTGTGTTAAAATATACGTGACTCTTTTCTTATAATATGCCCTGGTTGAGTCTAGCAATATTATTTCCAATTGTGTGTGCTCTTGGAGTCCCTCTACTTCCAGAGGGAAACAAAGTTGTCCGATGGTATGGTCTCGGAGCATCTCTGATTACATTTCTGATTACAATAGCAGCATATATTAAAGGATACGATCCTGCTATTGAAGGTCTACAAATGGCGGAACGGGTTTCGTGGATTCCAGAACTTGGACTCACCTGGTCCGTGGGTGCTGATGGATTATCAATGCCCCTTATTCTGCTGACTAGTTTTATTACAAGTCTGGCGGCACTTGCTGCTTGGCCAGTTACATTCAAACCGAAACTGTTTTACTTCCTGCTGCTGATTATGAACGGTGGACAGATTATGGTCTTCGCAGTTCAGGATTTGATTCTGTTTTTCCTGTCTTGGGAACTGGAACTGGTGCCTGTGTATCTGATGATTTCTATCTGGGGTGGAAAGAACCGCCAGTATGCTGCAACAAAGTTCATTCTATACACTGCTGGTAGTTCTCTGTTCATTCTCCTTGCAGGACTGGCGATGGGATTCTGGACTGGTCACGCTAACTTTGAGTATACTTATCTGATGGAGCAGGGTTTCCCACCCAACTTCCAACTCTGGTGTTATGCAGCATTCCTTATTGCGTTTGGTGTGAAGCTTCCGATTGTTCCATTCCATACTTGGTTGCCCGATGCTCACGGAGAAGCAACAGCACCAGTTCATATGCTGCTGGCGGGTATTCTACTTAAGATGGGTGGATATGCTCTTCTGAGGTTTAACTGTCAACTTCTTCCAGAAGCACATAAGGTATTTGCGCCAGTATTGATTATTTTGGGTGCTGTAAATATCATCTATGCAGCACTCACATCTTTTGCACAAAGAAATCTAAAGAAAAAGATTGCCTACAGTTCAATCAGTCACATGGGATTTGTATTGATAGGTATTGGTAGTTACAGTGCTCTCGGTACTAGTGGTGCGATGCTCCAGATGATCAGTCACGGTCTGATTGGTGCCTCTCTATTCTTCTTGGTGGGAGCAACGTATGACCGAACCCACACTTTACAATTGGATGAGATGGGTGGAGTTGGTAAGAGTATGAAAGTTATGTTTGCTCTTTGGGTGATGTGTTCTATGGCGTCACTTGCTTTGCCTGGTATGAGTGGATTTATTAGTGAACTGATGGTCTTCACTGGATTTGCTACCGATACTGTGTATCCTCTTCCATTCCGTGTTGTACTTTGTCTTGTCTCTGCTATTGGTGTTATCCTTACTCCAATTTATCTACTCTCAATGCTTCGGGAAATCTTCTACGGTAAACCGAATCCCGAACTGGTTGCTCATACTAATCTGGTGGATGCTGAATCTCGTGAGGTCTACATTGTAAGTGCTCTTCTGGTTCCAATTATTGTGATTGGATTGTACCCCAGAATTATGACAGATACATATAAGAGTTCAATTGATGCGTTGGTTGCTCGCGATAAGGCAGCACTAGTTCGTCCACAATTGGTACGGACTTTTACCCCACCAACCGTCTAACTATGCTATAATACGCGGAGGAAACAAATTAATCAATGACTATTAAAATGATTCTCCTAAAAACTGGAGAAACACTTATTGCTAATGCTCAAGAAGTTGTTCAGGAAGAGAAAGTCCGAGGATATTTGCTCAAACAACCTCAGGTTGTTCGTGCTCAAGAAAAAACTATGTTGATGGAAGCAGATAGTAAAGATTCTAATTATGAAGTAGATGTTATTTTTACTCCTTGGATGATTCTTTCCAAGAATAAAGAGTATGTTGTTACTACTGATATTGTGGCGACTATCTGTGATCCACTAGATTCAATTACAGAAATGTATAATAGTAAAGTAAATCCTACACCACTATCTAAAACCGAGGTTGTAAATGACTGATAATGTTAAGTGTCTTTTAGTGGACATTGATAATGTTTTGATTAGTGAAGTTAAGGAAGTTCCATCTGAGATTGGAGATCCTGATTGTAAACTAATTAAACCATATCGATTCTATCAAGATGGTCGCATGGAACCTTGGGTAAAGGCTTCCAATCAAACTGAATATATGATACGATCCAGTGATATTCTCACTATCGTAGATCCAACTCCAGCAGTAGTTGAAGAGTATTTGAAACTTACAGAATGAGATTTTACACGAACGTCCAAATGGTCGGAGATCATTTCTTAGTCCGAGGTTATGAAAATGGTAAACATTTTGCAACCCGAGAGAAGTTTTATCCGACTCTTTTTGTTGCATCTAATAAGAAAACAAAGTATAAAACTCTTGAAGGTGAATATGTTGAATCAATTGATCCTGGAACTGTTCGTGAGTGTCGTGAATTTATCAAACGATATGACAGCGTAGATAACTTCAAGATCTACGGAAACGACAGGTATATCTATCAGTATATTTCTGAAAAGTATCCTGAAGATGAGATTAAATTTGATACTACAAAAATCAAGATCTCTACAATTGATATTGAAGTTAAATCAGAAAATGGATTCCCTGATGTTGAATCTGCTGCAGAGGAAGTTCTTCTCATTACAGTGCAGGATTATACTACAAAACAGATTCGGACCTGGGGTCAAGGACCTTTTAATAACAAGCAACAGAACGTCATCTATAAGAGTTTCAGGACCGAGTACGAACTACTGAATGACTTTATTAACTGGTGGATGATTGAGGAGAATACTCCTGAGGTTGTGACTGGTTGGAACAGTGAACTATATGATATGCCGTACTTGGTACGGCGTATTGATAGGATCTTAGGTGAGAAGTTAATGAAACGTCTTTCACCTTGGGGTCTTGTTACAGAGAAAGAGACTTTCATTGCGGGAAGAAAACACATTTCTTATGATGTTGGGGGTATCACGCAACTTGATTACCTAAATCTTTATAAGAAGTTCACTTATAAAGCGCAAGAGTCCTATCGCCTAGATTACATTGCGAGTGTAGAACTTGGACAGAAAAAACTAGATCACAGTGAGTTTGATACATTCAAAGATTTCTATACTAACGGGTGGCAAAAGTTTGTAGAATACAATATCATTGACGTGGAACTTGTTGACCGAATGGAAGACAAGATGAAACTGATTGAACTAGCAATCGTTATGGCGTATGACGCTAAGGCGAACTATGCTGATGTGTTCTCCCAGGTTCGTATGTGGGATACGATTATCTACAACTATCTCAAAAAGAGAAATATTGTTATTCCACCAATCGTTCGTTCCGATAAAGATTCTAAGTACGCAGGTGCCTATGTTAAGGAACCGATTCCGGGAAAGTATGATTGGGTGGTGTCTTTTGACCTTAATAGTCTCTATCCTCATCTTATTATGCAATACAACATCTCTCCAGAGACCCTCTTGGAAGAGAGACATCCAACGTCTACAGTTGATAGAATCCTTAATGAGGAAATAAATTTTGAACTGTATAGTAACAACGCTGTTTGTGCTAATGGTTCAATGTATCGAAAAGATAAGCGTGGATTCCTTCCAGAGTTAATGGATAAGATCTATAAGGATAGAACCATCTACAAAAAGAAGATGCTTCAGGCAAAGCAAGATTATGAAAAGACTCCAACTAAGGCACTGGAGAAAGAGATTGCGCGATGCAATAACATTCAGATGGCTCGCAAGATTCAACTCAACTCTGCATATGGTGCTATTGGTAACCAGTATTTTAGGTACTATAAACTGGCCAATGCGGAGGCGATTACGCTTTCTGGTCAAGTCTCTATCCGTTGGATTGAGAATAAGATGAACAAATACCTGAATAAGGTATTGAAAACTGAAGGAGAAGATTATGTTATTGCTTCTGATACCGATTCCATTTATCTTAATATGGGTCCTCTGGTTGAAAGTGTATACAAGGGAAGAAAGAAAACTACTGAAGGCGTTGTCACGTTCCTTAATAAGGTGTGTGAGATGGAACTTGAAAAGTATATTGACCGTTGCTACCAAGAACTCGCGGATTACGTAAACGCTTATGATCAGAAGATGTTCATGAAGCGTGAGAATATTGCTGAACGTGGTATTTGGACTGCAAAGAAGCGATATATTCTTAATGTGTGGGATAGTGAAGGTGTTCGTTATGAAGAACCTAAACTGAAGATGATGGGTATTGAAGCAGTCAAATCATCTACTCCTGCCCCTTGTCGCAAGATGATTAAGGATGGACTCAAACTGATGATGAATGGAACTGAAGAAGATGTTATTGATTTTATCGATAAGTGTCGTAAAGACTTTAAGAATCTCCCTCCCGAAGAGATTGCTTTCCCCCGTTCAGTCTCAGATGTGGTAAAATATCGTTCCCACTCAGATATCTATGTAAAGGGAACTCCTATTCATTGTCGTGGTGCTCTTCTCTTCAATCACTATATTAAGGAGAAGAAACTAACGAATAAATATTCACTTATCAATAACGGGGAAAAAATCAAATTCCTGTATTTGAAGAAACCCAATATTATTCGGGAGAATGTTATTTCATTCATCCAGGATTTTCCACGGGAACTTGACCTTGACAAGTATGTAGACTATGATCTACAATTTGAAAAGAGTTTTGTCGAACCTCTCAAGTCAATTCTTGATGCAATTGGGTGGAATGTAGAAAAAACTGTAAACTTGGAATTATTTTTCGGCTAAATGGAATTGCCTATCAACGATAAAGAACTTGGTACAATTGTAAGTGCTCTCCGCCTTGGTGGTGATGCTGCTCTCTACCAAAAATTGAATAATATCAAACAGGATCGTCAAAAACTGTCTGATAAAACTAATGAACAACGATTTGGAATTGCACTGTAATGGATTTTTTAAAGGAAATTGTAAAAGAGATCGGTGATGACTACACAAAACTCGCATCCGATATTGACGATACTGAAAAATATGTGGACACGGGTTCGTACATTTTTAACGCCCTCGTTTCAGGTAGTATATTTGGTGGTGTATCTGGGAATAAGATTACTGCCATTGCTGGGGAGTCTAGTACTGGAAAAACTTTCTTCTCGCTTGCGGTTGTCAAAAATTTCCTGGATTCTAATCCTGATGGGTATTGCCTATATTTCGATACTGAAGCAGCTGTTAATAAGAGTCTACTCGCAAGTAGAGGGGTTGACCTTTCCCGCTTGGTTGTCGTAAATGTTGTAACTGTTGAAGAGTTTCGTAGCAAGGCACTGAAGGCAGTTGATCTTTACTTAAAAAAATCTGAAGACGAACGCAAACCCTGTATGTTTGTGTTAGACTCTTTAGGGATGCTTTCCACTGAGAAAGAGATTACTGACGCACTTAACGAAAAACAAGTTCGGGACATGACCAAATCCCAACTTATCAAAGGTGCTTTCCGTATGCTTACTCTCAAGTTGGGTCAAGCAAACATTCCAATGATCGTTACGAATCACACTTACGATGTCATCGGTGCATACGTTCCAACCAAAGAGATGGGTGGCGGTTCTGGTCTTAAGTATGCGGCGTCCACGATTATTCATCTCTCTAAGAAAAAGGAGAAAGATGGAACTGAAATTATTGGAAACCTTATCAAGGCAAAGACTGCTAAGTCGCGTCTAAGTAAAGAAAATCAAAATGTTACTATTCGTTTGTTCTATGATGAACGTGGTCTTGATCGTTACTATGGTCTGCTAGAATTGGGAGAACTCGGCGGTCTTTGGAAAAATGTTGCTGGACGTTATGAGATGAACGGCAAGAAAGTATATGCAAAAGCAATTTTAAAAGATCCAGAAGAATACTTCACCGAAGAGGTGATGCAAAAATTAGATCAAATAGCACAACAGGAGTTCAGATATGGAACGTAAAAACGAAAAAAGATTCAAAGAAACTGATAAGGGAGAAGACTTTATTAAAAGTGGAATGACTCTTATTACTGAACCTGAAAGTGATTATTATTTGAATAAATGGAAAGAATTGAAACAACAATCCTAAGAAACCTTGTTTTCAATGAAGAGTATTCTCGTAAAGTAATTCCGTTTATTGAACCTGATTATTTTGAACAGAGAACCGAGAAGATTATCTTCAAGGAGATTACTGAGTTCATTGTGAAATATGGTGCTGCTATTACCACAGAAGCACTACGAATTGAATTGGAGAATCGTACAGATCTCTCCGAAATGGAAATTAAAGAATCCCGTGAAATTACTGCAGGATTCAATGATTCTCCTGTAGAAAAGCAGTGGTTACTCGACACTACTGAAAAGTGGTGTCGTGATCGTGCGATCTATCTTGCCTTAATGGAATCCGTCAGTATTGCTGATGGGCAAGATAAAGAAAAGAATCGTGATGCTATTCCGTCAATCTTGTCGGATGCACTTGCGGTTTCTTTTGATAATCATATTGGTCACAACTACTTAGAAGACTACAAGGAAAGATACGAAGCATATCACCGAAAAGAAGATCGAATCCCATTCGATCTTGAATATTTCAACAAGATTACGAAAGGTGGTCTTCCTAATAAGACTCTTAATATTGCTCTTGCTGGTACAGGTGTTGGTAAGTCTTTGTTTATGTGCCATATGGCTAGTTCTGTTTTGCTTAACGGAAGCAACGTTCTTTACATTACAATGGAGATGGCAGAGGAGAAAATTGCTGAACGTATTGATGCAAATCTTCTTAATGTTCCAATTCAAGATCTTGTGGATCTTCCTAGAACTTCATTTGAAAACAAAGTTACTAACTTAAGTAAAAAAACTCAAGGTCAACTTATAATTAAAGAGTATCCAACTGCGAGTGCTCATAGTGGACATTTTAAGGCACTTCTTAATGAACTTGCACTTAAGAAGTCTTTTAAACCTGATATTATATTTGTGGATTATCTCAACATTTGCGCCTCGTCGCGTTACAAGGGATCTGCCAATATTAATTCCTATACTCTTGTTAAGTCAATTGCAGAAGAACTTAGAGGATTGGCTGTTGAAACCGAGGTCCCTATCGTATCTGCCACCCAGACCACTCGTAGCGGTTATGGTAGCTCTGATGTTGACCTTACTGACACTAGTGAATCCTTTGGTCTCCCTGCTACTGCTGATCTTATGTTTGCCC